GCTAAGGCTTCCGTAGGGCTGCCAATCCACAAAGCTAAGCCACCGCAAACCATTGAAATACTTGTTAATCCTAGCCCGTTAAACTTTTTTGCGATAGCTGCCCATGTTTGCTGGGCTTCGTAGCTTTTAGCTCTATCCATAGCCAAACCAATCAGAGCCTTTTCTTTATCTTCTCCTACAGCATCAGCAAGCATAAGTGCTTGTTGTTCTTTGAGAAAGTTACGGCCTTTTCTGATATCAGTTAGCATTTGCGGGCTTACACCCAAATCATGCGCAATTTGTTTGTACTGAACATAGTTCATCTGCTTTTTGTAAGCATCAATGAGCTTGTTTGTATACATTTTCTAATCCTCGGCTTTTCTTCCTTTTAACCAATCATAGCCCATCAGCACGTAAATTGGCGTATTTACAATATGTAAATTTACATATTAACTGTACGTAAATTTACATATTGACCGCCTCGGCTCTGGGCGTTTGCCCTTGACGCTTTCGCGCTTGGCCTTGGCGGTCGCTCTCTCAAGTTAACTGGTCAAGGTGGTTAATATGGATTTAGCAATATCGGCAGTCGTCATTCTCATCGACACAAAACACGGACAACGCTTCTTTTGCAGATTTGGTAAGTCTGGCTGCGTTCAAACAGCTTGGTCTCTCGCTGGTGCGGAGTTGTTTTTGAAGGACGATGAACGTATTGAGAAAACAACGCAACGCCTTGAAAGCAATAACAAAAAGTTCAAGCTTCACCATGTCTTTATGAACCAAATGCCAGTTATAGAGCAATGATTATGAAAGCTCAAATCGTTCTCTCATCTGGTGCTCATCCTGTGTTTCTAAAGTCAGTTTTAAAAGGTGACATTGTCACCACATTTGACCAAAAACACGCACTGACACTGCCCGACTCGACCGCTAAAAAACTGCTTCCTATGGTGAAGCGTCGTTGGCCAGTGGCTCAACTCTCCTACTCTTTGGGCGCGTAATCATGGACAGCGTGTATTTCGACAATGAGCCAGCACACGGGATTAATGCCTATTTCCCTTGGGGCCATCGCTACTTCAAGCATCAAGCGGAGTTTGAGCAATTTCTTGCGGCTCACTATCCGGATGACGCTTACCAGCTCGTCGAAATCACCGATGAAAACTATCAATCACTACTTTTAAAGGGGGTCTTTCATGCTATCTGACGAAATTCGCCCTGTGAAAATTGACCACTTGGCATTCACGTTCCCGTACTCATCGTTGCGTCATTTGGACAAATCCAATGAGCAAGACTTTATCAACTTGCAGTTCCCTGAGTATCGCGAACCGTTGGCCTGTTCACCGGAAGCGATTGAAGCGGCAATGGCTCGTCATAAAGCGAAGGTGTCTAAGATCCTGTTTCATCGTTTAGAAGAGTTCTTGGAAAAAGTATTCGGTTTCATCATGTCGCCGATGCGTGGCCGTGGCTTACATGGTTATGAAGATTCCGCGTTAATCCTCGATAAAACACGCACTGTTGAGTGCGGCCTGATTGGGATTGGTGGCAATAACAATACCATTTTCATTCAGATTAACGGCACGGGTTGCACCAAGCTGTTTGACCACATCACGCACACCAAATTGCATTGGTGGTTATCAACGATTCTTGGCATTACGCGCCTAGTTCGCTTGGACTTGGCCGTGGACGATTACACCGGAATTTTCGACTGTAAGTATGCGCAAATGTGCTTTTATGAGGGGGCATTTCGTACTGCTCCAAAGGGTCGCGGCCCTTCAATGGTTCCTCATAAACGCATCACGCAAAGCGGTGAATTACTCGAAGAAGCCACCATTGTGGGCTCACGTTCTTCGCTGGTTTATTGGCGTGTCTACAACAAAAAGCTTGAGCAAAAAATCACTGACCCTGACGTGGTTTGGTATCGCAACGAAGTGGAACTGAAAAAGTGCGATATCGATATGCTCGCGGCGCCTGCTTCGGCCTTCTCTGGCCTGTGCGACTTTGCCGCCAGCATCGAACCTGCGGAGCCTGTGAAGTTTTCCAAGAATAAGAAAGCAGTCGGTCTTGAGTTCTTTGGCCGTATTGCTTGGACTCGTCGCCAATGCGGAAAGGCATTAGCGGAAATTGTCGCAATGACGGAGGGCGATTTGGGCGAGGCATTCGGCATGCTCATTCCCCCTAAATGGAGACGTACGCACTTCGACGAACTCGGAGTTCCGGACGCTTATACATCACTGAAATATCAAACTTTGGAGTCAAGGTAACATGGCAACTATCACCGGAATCGTTATTAAAGGTTTCCCCAAGTCGGGAACTCAAATCGCTGAACTGAGCGTTTTACGTCCTGTTGAAAACGTCAACGCGGAGAAGTTCAACCAACACGGCATCGGTTTTAATACCGATATCCCCTACAACAAGCAGCCGCTTAAAGTCTCTTTGGACTACGCAAAGCAACTGATTGAAACACGCGCGTTTCTTCCAAACCGTGACTATGAAATCAAGTTCGGCAGCAATCCCGATGATCCATTGGAAGTGTTGGTCACTCAAATCGTGCCGGTTGATGAGGATGTAAAGAAATACATGGCTCAGCAACTCGACAGCAAAGTGAGTAAGTAAACATGAGTGATTGTGTGATTGCTTATAACGGTTACTTGATGCTGGCGCCTCAAGGTTTTGACTGCACTTACACAATCATCACCCCTTCTGAACTTGAGACGCTACGCAATCAATCTCTCGGTTCGGTAACGATTGACCCTGAAATCTACACCACGGTAAGCGGCTATTTGTTGTTGTCGATGCTGTCGGGGCACATTCTGGGTCGCATTGTAAAAACCCTTGGGCGCGGTTAGCCCTTTATTAACTCAGTTGGAGAATATCCTATGAAAAATCTAGCAAAAAAATCGGTATCGCAGTTGCGGCCACTCTTGCCACTTCTAGCGCATTTGCAGATACCTCTGCGATTGCAACCGCTATCAACGGTGCGGTGACGACTGGCCAATCAAACTACAGTCTTGTGGTTGTTGGCCTGATTGGTCTCGCTGCGTTGGGCTTCGGTCTGAAAATGATTGTCGGCGCGATGCGCTAATCGTATGGCTGAGCTCGTAACAAACGTCCTGTCTGTTCTCTTTGGCCTGTCCATGGCGGGATGCTTTGTTTATGGCTTCTATACAGGTATCAACGCCTCTTAACTGAGGCGTTTTTTCTTGAGGGGATAACAATGAGATTTGCGATTAACTTCTCTTGCTGCTTGCTGGCAACCCTCATTCTATTTCTCTTTTCTGCTGCTTCTTACGCTGAAAAAGTTTGCGAGGTGGGCAATTTAACGTCTACTCAAACTTGGAACGGCAATAACTATGGTGATAGCCCTAGCTTATGTTTACTGGGGTGTGAATATCGTCGCTATGGCGGCGGTGTGTCTTCTTTGTGCTTTGTCAGTAGTGGCGAATGCAGAGGCTCGTTTATTTCAACGGGGGGAACCTGCACCAAAGACGGACTTTTCTTTGGGGGCAATAAACCTAATACAATCCCGAATCCAAAGCCTGAACCCAATCCCGACGACACGCCCAACAGCACAACGGCCAAAAAATGGGATCATCCTTCTTACTATCGCTGTTTTCCTGCGGAGAACGGCAACATCTCTTGCAGTGGCTTAGGTGGTGCTTTCGCTCAGCTCGATACTGCCTTAAATAAGAAAATTGATAATCAAACGTATGACTTAAAGAATGTATTGCTAGAAAATCGCGATAAGATTTTAGATCATATTTTCACGTCAAACATGTCTGTCACCCAAGAAGTCAAGGAAACTAAGGCGATAGCGGCTGAGACGTCTCAAGGGGTAAAAAAGCTCGATGCGGATTTAGACAGTGTGGATAAAAAGTTGGACCAACTGGCTCAAAACACCACGCCCAAAGGACTGTCTGAAGCCATCCTCAATAGTGTGCAAAGCCAAGCCTCACGATTGAATGACAATATCAATAGCTCACTCAATACCACTATGAGCTATCTTGGCTCAAAGTTTGGTGAGCAGAACCAACTCATCAACGGCAATCAGCGCGAACTGCTGTCACGCCTCGACAACATCAACCGTAACGTCAACAACAAAGCGAAGAACATCAACGGCAATATCGACGGTTTAGAAACGGCCATGAACGCCAACTTTTCTGACCTTAACGCCAAACTCGATAAACTCGGCAATGGTTCAGGTGGTGACAGCGAGGGGATTATTGGTGCGATAAACGGTGTGGGTCAAAAGGTCGATGGATTGGGAACCAGCCTTACTGATATTGGTCAATCACTCGAAGGCATTCACAACATGTTAGGCGGTGAAGCACTAACCAAAGGTGAACATAGTTCTATTATCGACTTCAACAGTCTCCCACTCTATCAGCCCTCTGAAATCGACCGAATCAATAACGAAGTCGAAGGTTTAAAAACGCAGTACAGCCAGAAAATCAATGACTTCAAAAACCTATTCTCGTTCGATTCACGCACCCTCAATAATGGTGAGTTTGTTGAGCACAAACTGAATTTCTCATTTGCCAATGGCGCAAATCTCAGTGCGTCGTCCTCGGTCTTTCCTGCGCTGGTTCGTAACTCCGGCACTATCAGCGCAGTCATTTTGTTTATTGCAGTGATAGCTGGCCTGCGCGTGGTGATGGGAGCCAAAGACTAATGCAATACATACTCGATTTCTTAGCGTGGCTGACCAGCATTGGTGATACGGTGGTGACGTTCATTACTCAAATCCCCGACTACTTCCGCCAACTGCACATCTGGCTCAATGCATGGTATGTCAAAATGAAGCTCTATTTCTTCATCATGTCATTGCAACTGGCCTATGACACCGCGGTGTATCTGCTCAATGACATTGGCTTTAATCAAATGATCTCTTCTTCGTTTAACGCCCTGCCTAGTGAGCTGCGTTACTACGCGTTTCTTTTCAAGATACCGCAAGCGATTTCGATTTACTTCAACTGTTTAGCGACGGCCTTTGTGCTAAGAATGACAAGGTTTTAATCATGGCTATCTTCATTAGAACAGGCGCGAATGGCTCTTATAAATCGGCTTATACCGCCTACTTTGTGATTTACGAAGCCCTTAAAGCGGGTCGCGTGGTCGTCACCAACATTGAAGGCATGCAGCCGCTTGAGGTGATAGAAAAGCGCTTGAACATCCAGTTCCCCTCCACTACTCGCTTGATTCGAATCTTTAGCCGTGACCAAGACGGCATCGAGCTGTGGCAACACTTCTTTTGTTGGTGTCCGCTTGGGGCGTTGATTGTGATTGATGAGTGCCAAGATATTTTCTCTAAGAACGTCGGCTTTCGTATCGATAAGGTAATGTATCGCCCTTTGTCTGAGTTCCTCGATAAGCTGCCGCCTGACTATGAGAGTTTCTTCTACTCACGCTATACCCCTGCGGATATGTCCAACCTTGATGCTGGCGAGGTCGATGATAGAGGTCGCGCTGAATATGATGATCAAGGGAGGATCATCTATCCCTTATCCTTTAACGAAGGCTTTCAACGTCACCGCAAATACAACTGGGATATTCACTTGCTCTCACCCGACTGGGGACAAATTCAAAGTGAAATTCGCGCACCTTCGGAAGAATGCTTTTTCCACAAAGGCCGTGATGCCTATTTCTGGGCGAAACGAAAGCCTTACATCTACAAACATCAAAAGAACGTCTCAACGCCGACCATCCCCAAAGGAAAAGATCCAAACCTGACCAAGCAGAAAATCCCGCTTGAGGCGTTCTTGCTCTACAAGTCCACATCCACGGGCATTGCGCGTGATTCTGGTGCAATGAACATGTTATTTCGCAATCCCAAAATCATGGGCGTTATGGTTTTAGGTTTGCTCTGTATGGGGTATTTCATCTATGCGCTATCCAATTTGGTTTTTGGTACTTCTAAGACGGTGGCGAACGCGGCCACGCAAAGCACTGAGATTGCCGTTTCTGGCTCGGCCTCTGGGGTATCTGCGCAAGGGGCTCAAGTTGCTCCTGTTTTACATCCTAGTGGGAACGGGAATACGACTGGCTCTGCTTCCAATCGTCCATCTACTCGGATAGACGACATCAAGCAGATGCTTGGCCTTTACGATATTCAAACGCTCTACTACACGGGACACACCACCAAGCAAAACAAAGACGGCTTTTACTTCTATGTCACGCTTGAGGCGAAAACACCGGAAGGCACCTATTACTTGAATGACCGATTCTTAAAGGCCAATCAAATTGCTTACGTGCATTACGATGATTGCTTGCTCAAGCTGACAAAGGAAGCGGTAAGCCTGAACGTGTACTGCAAACCGATGGCGCGTGATGTTGTCCAGGAGAGAAAACCCGAAACGGCCAATGTACAACTTGGCCCACTATTTTGAGGAAACACTATGGAACTGGAACCCCTCGTCATCAGCGCTGACGACTTGGCCACGCTGCTAGAAGCGGCCTACTTTTACAACCTGCTGGCCGTCTTGGGCGGTCTGTTCGTCTACGACACACTAAGAAGCTGCGTTGGTTACGCGGTCACTGAATACAAGAAAAGACGCTCATTGCCAACCGACTAGGGCTTGGCAAGCCTCGCACAAGGACGGACTAGGACGCGGAGAGGCGCGGCCTAGCCCGTCGATGAAAACCACCTAATCTTCCCCCTTCGCCCCGACAGGGAAAAGCGATGCACGCAGTGCAAGCGAAGCACCAAGCCACTCTCCAAACTCAAGTAAGCGAACATAGCCAAATGGCGCGGTTAGTATTCCACATCGTTCCTTTGACATGCTGCCACCCCTCGCCCTGCTAAGCCTAGAAAGAAGCCGCCACATCAGCATAACGCTCAGCGTTTTCCAGTGTCTCTATCCACATTGGGGTTAAGCGAACGCGCACAAGGACGAAGACTGAGGACGCGGAGCGTGAGCAAACCCCCGTCCTGTATCACGGGGGTAAATTCCCCCGTACTATCCACTCTCACCGAACCAGTCGAACCGCAAACGAAGTGCGCCAGTGTTTGAGCGAAGCGAGCTTTGGCCTCCTAAATATTTGACAAGCCCTAATCGTCATTTTTCGTCACTTTCTGACAAAAAATAACGATTAGGATTGAACAATGCTAGCGAAAGTGCTTTAATGATGACGTCATTAATATTGGAACACATGAA